AACCATTTTAGTATATCCCCAATACCTAGCATTAGCTTCTAAGCTAGCTTGGTAAATATAGAAGTTAATTAGATCATCAGGCACCTTTTGCTCAGCTCCTAGGAATCTAGCTCTAATAACTCTAGGTGAAACATAGAATGGAGCATACTTACTAGTAAACCAGAAAGAATATTCTTCTGAGAGCTCATAATTAACTGAGTTCTTCATCTCTGGTAGAAGCTTTATTTCGTAGCGCATATTATTGGCAATAGCTTCTGTAGGTGTAAATGTTAATGTACTTCCAGACTGTGACCAAGTACCAGTCCATGAAGATTCATCATAAGTATCAACATCATCATTTCTGGGCAACACAGACTTCTTAGTAGTTTCAATATATGAAGAGTAATCTGATGCTGGTGCAGAGTAGAATGTAATAGTTAAACTAGCAGGATATGAACTTAAGTTTGAAGCACCAGACTTAAAGCCCAGTTTCTTTACTCCAAATGGATCAGGATCAGGTAAATATTGTCTAGTTTCTGGTGTTGAGTAGAGTATTCTTCCATAGTAATAACTCCAAACATCAGACCAATTGCCTGTAGCTCCTGTAGTATAAGATCGCACTCTCCAGTAATAGGTGGTATTATCTGTATAAGTATGATTAGGTAAAGCTGATAGAGCAGTAGTAACTGTAGAGTAATCTAAAGTAGTAAAATCAAATCTTGTAGAAACCTGGACATCATAGTTTACTGTATATCCACTAGCGCTTCCTGTAAAGGTAACAGCAGACCAGGTTAGGGTTGGAGGTGTGATTTGAACAGTTGAGTCTCCAGGACTAAAAAGTGTTAGAGTATTATTAACAGAGCCCGAAGCAGTTTGGAATGTCCAATGATATTCATTAAAACTCTTTCTACCATCAGTAGATTGAAGCTTACTTTTAATTAAAATTCTATAGGTTTTATTGGGCTCTAGATTAGCTGAAGGTTTAAGTTCAACACGTCTAGACGCTGCAGTATAGCTAATATAATCTGTGTCTAATATAACAGATGTAGCCTCATCCATTAAAATAACATTGACAGCCCTCTGAGCATCGTCTGAGAACTGTGTGGTAGACATATCAGTACTCCAATCAAATATAATTGACGGTCTAGCAGTACTTTGGGGTCCACTTAGTAGTGTAGGATATCTATATGTTATCTCAGGTAAATTGGCAGCCATAAAATTTCCCCATTTAAAAAGGGGCTAGAGACTTAGCCTCTAGCCCCTAAAGAATTACTCAATAAGAGAGGTTTACGCAGAAACCTGTCTTACAACCAGTACAGGCTCTTCGTTAGTTACGATTCTTACGTTTGCAGCCTTGAGCATACCTTTACCACCTGCCTTAGCAGATACGCCAGCATACTTTCTAGCCTTAAGCATCGTAGCATCTCTGAACCAGTTCTCCATCTGATCCATTTCAGTGTTTCCTCTTGTTGCCATAAACAGAGAGTTTCTAGCATCAATTAGATACAGATCAGAAGTTAGAGAAGCTCCAAGAGCGGATAGACCGCCAGTTAGAGTATCTGACTCATTGTAAGGAAGTGCGTAGTAAGGTACATACGAAATTCCAAATGGGAAGTTAGCTTGCTGATCAAAGCTAGGTGGTCTAGACCAAATTCCCTGTCCAATTTGTCCACCATGATAGAACTGAGCCTTCATGATAGGATCCTGAGCAAAGATTGGCCAAGCTAGAGGATGAGCTAAGAAGTGAGTTGGATCAAACCTGTTGCCAAGCATAACGCCAACCATCTTCACAAGATCATTATAGCTAAATGAACCATTAGCAACTAGAGCTGAACCGGAGATAGACTTACCAGTAGTTCTATACTGGGTGTCTGCGTTCTCGTTGTCAAATACTGTCTGAGCTCTGTTTGTCATTGCCTGATAAAGAATGCTTTCGATTCTTCGATCAATTGCATTGCTCATCATTCTCATGTGCATCTGAACTAGAGGCCACATGGAGTGCACAATCACTTCCTCGTTGATTGCAGCAGCAACACCAATCTTCTTAATTCTGATGGATGTCATGTGCTGTGCAAAGCTTAGAGTCTGAGCTGTGTACTCTTGACCTTCTGACATTTCAAATGCCTGAAGTGCATCAACAGTTGGGAACTCAATTAGTAGCGGAGCATTGTCTGCTAGTCTAATTGTATCCGCAACGGAGTTTGTCAAGAATAGATTAGGCTCCTTTGGCTCCTGAAGAACTTCAGAAATTACTCGCGGAAAGATAATTGAAGCGTCAGAAGTATTCAGAGCCTCGTTCATCTTTAGCGTAGGAAGATCGCGTACTTCGTCTCCCTCAAATGTCTTTCCAGTAAATTGAGCATAAAGAAACTCTTCTGCTTTGCTTACGCGCTCTACAAGCTCCTCTCTACTAACTTCACCCTCACCGTCACCGATGGTAAGACCGTTCTTTGCAGCATATTCCTGAAGGCGAGGATCCAAAATGTCTTTGGAGGCCTTTTCGATAAGATTAAAAATGCTGTTCTTCATATATTTCCGTCCTTTTAAGATTTCCTTGTTGGGGGCCGAAGCCCCCAACTAATCTTCGTGTCTCTTTATCTAACAATTATCCTCAATGCGGCAGTTACGTCGCTTAGGTTAAGGTGAGATGGAACTCCATATTGGTTAGATACGTTTCGACCATCAGTTAGATTAATGATACCCTGACCCCATGCCACAGCACCATCTCTAGGATCTGTGATGTAAGCATAAAGTACCTTGATAGCAGTCACTGTGCTGATATTACTGCTTAGGGTAATAACACCAGTTCTCCAGTTTACGTCGTGATACAGACCACTAAAGTATCCTCTTGCATCTGGAATTGCATTGTATGGTAGAATCGTCCAGCTTGTATAAGTCTGAGAGACTCCATCCTTATCAATCAAAACTCCCTTGAATGCAATTAGGAATGGTCTAAGTACTGAAATTGGATAGTTTGTAACTCTATACTGAGAACCAGCAACTACTGTTGAAGGTGTCTCCCAGTCAGAGTTTACATCAGGATCGCTTCCAGTACCAACCTGTGTTACAGGATAGTTTTGCATTGCAGGTGGATAGTTTAGATAGTCCTGAGGAGCATACTCTACCCACTTTAGGAAGTCATCTCTTGTCAGAATATCAGTTAGAGACTGAATTCTTAGAACTTCACCACCAATCTGGTCTTCTGCCTGTCCATGAGTATAGGTTACAGCAGCAACAGTAGCAGAACCAGCTCCAGCAAAGGATGCAACCCACTTTGCCAAACCAGCATTCCAAGCAACTGTACCTGTAACGTTAGTTACAAGAGCACCACCAGTACCATATTGAGTTACAATTGTTGGCTCAATGCCTGGATAAATTGCAGCACTTAGGCTTAGCTGTGCAGAAGCAGCTACAGCAGGAGTTGTATAAACATTTAGTGGCTGCCACCGCACTGCTTTACCTCTGTGTAGATAGCTGATTGTGGTTGTAGAGGTTGTAGAGCCCCAATAACCAGTTACCTTATCACCAGCTCTTAATGTACCGTGGGCACCATTAATGCTAGCAACATAGGGAACCTCAGCAACAAAGCCTTTCTTAAACTTGACTGTATTGCTATCTGTCATGAATTCGCCAGACTGTCTGTACATCTGGTTAATAGACATACCTACTGGCGTAAGATTTTTACCGTCGTGCAGTGTTAAAGTTGTTTTTCCAGTATCGGAAGATAAAAATCTGTAGTTGGTAGAGCCTCTACCACCACTGTATCCAATAGATACAAACCGACCCGCTGGAATGACAACTGAACCTGCTGGATCAAAAGGATCAACTCCAAGAGCCGGCAGATATGGATCTACGATAAGTTCCTCAGGTGGGACGATGCCCACATTATCCTGAGACACTTCAATCTTAGGTCTCCATACTCGACCCGGCATAGGATGTGAACCGAACATACTTGAATAGCTCATTAGCTTTTCTCCTTATTATTTACAGGGTGTTTGCCGTTTTTCTTGGCGGGCCTTACCCTAAAGCCTAACCAAACGTCCTTAGACTCTTTACTAGTTCGACTAACTTCTTCTGACTTCTCAGCTACAACAACTGGATCAGGAATAGTCTCTACTGCAGGAGTTTCTTCTACCGGAGTAGTTTCTACTTCTACTGGAGCTGTCTCTTTAATGGGAGCAGCCTCAATAAACTTTCTAAGTACAGAGGTACCAAAGACCTTATATGCCTTATAGGCTCCATCTAGATCTTCTTTAACAACTTTGCCTTGGCGAACTAGACCAGCAAGTGTTGCTATTTCCTGCCTAGACTCATTGAACTCTGAAGCCTTGACAAAGTGCAGAAGACCTTCAATGGTTACCTCTGCAAAAATAGCCTTTTTAGCTTCTTCTGGATTTTCAAATACAGAAGCCATTGCTTTTGTATTTGTTGCAAAAAGCTCTAAAGCTTCTTTACTAGCCCAAATCTGATACATTTCATTATAGTGTGTCAAATTGTCTGCAAATAGATTCAGTTCTTCTGCATTTCTAATTTCAACTAGAGGAGTTACTTTGCCTTCATGGTTAACCAAAATGGGCATTAAAATAACGTCTTCTCCTTCTAATCTATATCCAATAGAGGAAATTTCTTCCTCACTTTCAACTAGAGGAGACTTTAAAGTTCCTCCTTTATTTAAATAGAGTGAAAGTGCAAACTTTGCTGCTTTTTCATTCCAATCTTCACATACTTGCGTAGCAAACTCAGAAATCTCTGCAAAAAGCTCTGCATTCTCAATTCTTTCTCCACTACCGTCTACTAAATCTGTAACATCTTCTTCTGTGTCAAAAGTGGTCAAAAGAAGTTCATTAAACGAACCCTTATCTTCACTCTTCTGAGCTTCAGCGATGATTTCTGCTACAGTAGCTTCTTGTAGATCAAATCCTTTAGCCATATCTATTTCCTCGCTTTCATTGGGCTTGGTTGCTTCATCTTCGTCATCCTCACCGTCATCTTCCATCTTTTTCATTGTCTTTCCACATGTAGGGCAAGTAGCAGCTTTAAAAGATGTCATATTTGGATGATCTGGGCAGCAATAAGTTTGTGCCTCTTCATCCTCTGCTGACTCTGTAACTGATTCAGAATTATTATTCAGCCACCAAATATCATGACCAACTTTAACTGAGTCTACAAAGAAGGATTCATCAAAAATGAATTCATCCATATCTAATGTCACCTTTTCTGAAGTTTTAGCATCAAAAAAGTTATACTCATTAGATTTACCAGATTTCTTTTCTGCTACAAGCAATCTAATGCCTTCAGCACCAATATCTGGATCTACAACTCCTGCATACTCATCTGAAGGGACGTTTACAAAGGAAAGTTCTACTCCCCTAATTTCACCCATTCTCCAGTACGAAAGTCGTCCTTCATAAAGCTGTCCTCTTTCATAAGGAGGCAATTCCTCGCCCTTACGTCTAATTTCAGCAATATTCTTACCTGAAATAGCTTCCCAAACATTATCTACTCTAGATCCAATAGATACTGTATGGTAAGCACCACCTAGAACTCTTGTAATTGCTTCTGGATCAGTGATCGCAGGAACAGCATAAAGAGTTCCATCTCCTTCAACAGTGCCAGGAACATACTTCTTTAAAGGAGAAGTTCCTGGTCCATCTTTCTTTTCTTGTCTTCGTCTAAATCCTGAAAAGACAATTCTACCCATAGGTACATCAGCTTCTTCAATAGGACCAACCATTCCCATTACTTTCTGGGCCTGGTGCTCTCTTAAAACTGGCTTACCAAAAGGTTTTACAAAGGAAGAATAACCTGTTGGATCTTCAGTCTTATTCTTTCCAATAAGAGACTCCGCTGGATAGTATGTATAATTCCGAGTTAGTCTTCCAGAATTAATTGCTTTCACAAGTGGATAAATTGCTCTAACTTCCTTAATTTTAATATCAGAAAGTAGAGCCTCTGTTACAGGCTTAGACATATCCTCAAGAATAGGATTAGATACACTTAGTGTTGCATTTTCTCTGAAATACATACTATTATTCACCATCCTCTTCTGGTTTTTGATTGTGTGCAACAATTGCTTCTCTGTTGCCGAGCCAGCCAATAATATCATTGGCTGAGCCTCCTAAAAGGCCAAAAACAAATCCAGCTCCAAGAGCTACAGGATCTGTAATCTGCATTAAGGACATAAACAACACTAGAGCCGCCCCATTAGTAATGGCACGCTTTAAGTTGAGTGCAAGATTAAAATGCTCAGGCAACGTTATTTTCATGTGTTTATCTTCCTATATAAATCGTTTGGACTAATCCCCAACCTATGTTGAGTAGAATGCCCATAATTGCAATAAATAGAGCTCGTTTCCATGCAACTAAATTATCTTTATCACTTTTCTGTGTTGAGTTTCTATCCTCTTCACACTTTTTTAGTGCTCTTATTTCATAATCTATTGATTCTAGACGAGACAGTAGTGAGATAGATCCTGAAGATCCATCTCTTACAATAGTTAGTAGAAAATCAACATCCTGTTTTAGGGAATTAAAATTCTCTTCTAAAATTGTTTTATCGTGTTCAGAATCTGCTAACTGTCTTCTTAAGGATTCTAGTTTTTCGTCATGTTGCTCCAATAGTTTTAGGACCAGTTTTTGGTATTGGGTCCATGTACCGCCAGATTCTGACATGTTACTTCTCCTTTGGTTTTATTAGTTTAATCAGCCTGGGAATATCCTTTTCCAAAAGATCATCCAATTCTTCTCTTTCTCCCTTTGTAAGGGAATCTAAATTTTGCTTTTCTAGTGCTAAAATTAACTTTTTAAGCTCCATCAATATTGAAGATTTAGTTAAGGTTTTCATTATCTGATAGCCTCTCTACTAATAAGTATTCTATGGCTTCAGAGTCCCCTAATAACCTCTTAACTGGCTCGTATAGTTCTTCTAAAACACTAGAATCATACTGACATTTCTTTTCCATGATATTCATGAACATCATTAACTGACTTTCATTTTCAGGAATGATATCTTGAATATCTTCTAGAACTTCTTTTGCTTTCTTTTTCTTTTTAGGTGCTGCTGGTTTTGGCCTTGCCTTAGCAATTGCAACTCCAGCATCTTTTTGAGCAGTACCCTTGGCTTCAGCTTCTGCTCTCGTTTTAGGTATATCTACCTTATTCAAATAGAGATCATTATCGTCAGGAGTTTCCTTAGTTCCGCCCTTTCTTCTGGCTTCTTGGTGTCCCCACATATTCTTTTGGAACATGTCTGCAGCGTGTGTTTGAAGTTTGATAGTTCTATTCTCATCAATATCTTCAAATACTAATCTAACCTGATCATCTACGTTGTTATATGGATCAAATCCACCTTCCCAAAGAAGTTCATTTAAGACAAACATTTCTAGCTCTCTAGCAATTTCAGCCTGACAAAAGCGAACTTTCATCATCATCAATTCTACAGATGCCTCTAATGTACCCTGACCACCACCTTCCAGTCCTACTATATAAGGTGAAATACCAAGACCTGCTAAAGATCTATGAAGAAAGTACTTTAGGTATCCTTCAACTCTTAAAGCTTGGCTTTCAGATCCAATAGCTTTAATTTCAGCATTGCCGCCAGTAATTAAAACTCCATCTGGAGCCATTCTACGATATAAATCATAGGCCATGTTTATTTCTTGTTGCATTCCTGCAAGAGGACTTGATGGTCTCAAAATTTTATGATGTATAATAGGATTAGAAAACTTCTTCATCATTACAGCAGTTATCTGCTCTAATGTTCTGGTCATACTGATATCTTCAAGAGCAGCTAGTACTAATCCAAAACCAAAGTTACTATCTGCACCCTTTTTATAGGCTATTTGTACTATATCTAAACCAGGAGCTAAAACATTCTTCTCATCTGGTAATTTAGTAATTTGAATTAAACCTTGCTCTGGATTGTGCTTATATGCTGAAGGTAGAACCAGTCTTACATTATCATCATTTTTAGTGCCGCTAATTTCCCAACCAACAAACTCTCCCAACTTATTTCTAGTTACTTCAAGTCTATCTGCAGAGATAAGAGAAAGTCCAGATATTGTATAAGGCTTATTTTTATATAATGCTCTTTTACTAGAGATAGGATTACCTCCCCTTCTCTTTACAATAAATGAGTTTCCTGTTTTAAAATATTCATGTACAATTCTAGTAATAAGAGTCTCCCAGTGCTCTCCAGTCTGTAGTGTCATCTGGGTTAGCCTTTCTTTGAGGTACTTAACTTGTGCTTCTCCACCTTCAAAGTCAAAGGACTTAAACATTTCTGAAAACTTGTCTACAGATTGTCTAACCATGGCATCAACAGTATATGCCACACTAGCTTTCTTGATTAACTCTTTAATTCTACGATCTTTCTTATCTGAGTACGAGAATCCACTTCTTGAAGTATCTTCTGTAGGATTTGGTAGCACCTTATGCATCACCTCAGAATAGAATCCCTGAGATGATTGGACAACAGTAAATCCAGTACTTTTAGCTATTTCAAAATTCATTTAGCACTATCCTGTAATTGTTCAGCTAGCGAGTAATGATTAATGGGATCATTCCATCGAATAATTATTACTTTAGGAACTGCAGCCATGCCAATAGTTGCAAGTTGAGGAGTAGCTTTTTCTATAAATTCTAAATCATACTGATATTGTTCCCACGTTTCTCTTTTAATTCCACGTTGTCTAGCCTGATCCCAATCTGACGAAACTATATCTGCTACTATAACATATAGAGGAATTTCAGGTAGAGCAAAATCATATTTTGGTAATTCTCCACTTGGGAGTTGAAAATAATTGAATTTTCCACCTTCAATTATAGCCTTTCCACTCCATTTCTCATCTATTGATGGCAAGATCTCATGGAAGAATAGTCGTACCTGCTGTAGCCTTGTTTCATGTTCTGTAACATTAAGGGGTCTATACAGCTTAAATAACCAAGTCTCTAAAAATGAAATAAGCCACTTTCTTACTTTTTTACGCATTGTACTTGTTAACATCATCCTTAACTTCTTGAGGACTATCCTTAACAATGGATACTGATTCTGAATATCCACCTAGCCCCTGAATTAACTTCTCAGAGAGGGTAGCTATATTAAAAGCTAGTTCCCTATCCATATTTTCTAATAAAGACTTAAATTCTTCTAAAAATTGAATAGCAGAATTAATAGTTTGAATAAATTGCTTAGTGCTACTATTCTTTTGAGAATTAGCAATTAGAATTTGCCTATTCTCCTCCAGTTTTATCTGTATACCTTCTCTATATACTAAGTCATCTTCTATCTGAGCCATAAATGTTCCAAAGCAACCATGTATTTGATTGACAAAATCCTGGGCTTCAGGTATATCTGCAATTTCAAGATCAAATGGAAGAATCTCTTCAAATCCATCTATAAAGTCTAAAACCTTATCTTGAATTCCAGCTATAAAAGGATAGGCAGCTGTTCTAGTAACCTTTGTAGCAATAACCTGTAAAGAATCGCCAGCTATATCTTTTAGATTGGATACAAACTTTTCCCAACTTTCAGCATTAAAAATTGATACCACTGTTAATATAGTTCTAAGCTGTTTAAGTAGTTGTATAATATTATCAATTTGAGCAATTTGTTCTTTAGGTATACTAGAATAAACTCTACTAGATATCCTATCAGAAAATGCCCTAATAAATCCATATGATAGCTGCTGTAATTTATTTCTTTTAATTCTATTTGCAGAATCCCTTAATTGACGTAGATGTTGAGCTTCTTTACCTAAAGCTAGTTTAGGAGCTGTATGCTCTCCATCAAATACATCATATAAATCATTAGGCTCTACCATCTTCTTCCAGTAAGAAGTTAATACATATTCTGTCAAACCAGCATCTGCAGCATGATCATAAAGATCTTGAACAAAAGGAGCTCTAGGATCTACAACACGATTATAGACATCACGCTCAGCAGCTTTGATAGTATTGGGTAAGTGCTTTATAGTTGGTCTACTACTAGGATTTCTAAGAAGAGCTACTGGATTAAAGTGATTATCTTTAACCATTTGAGTGTAGCGTACAAAGCTAGAATCACTTTTACTTGTTTCTACAATCTCATCAATTGTATCATAAATCTCTCTCTGAATAGCCTGAGATTCTTCAATTATATCTTGTACTAAGGTTGATAGTGAAGTTTTGACAACAGCTTTTGCTGCTTCTGGAGTTTCAGATCTATCCTTTTTAAGAAGTAGAGAACTTGGTAAATCCCCATTGCCTGGATCTACAGTTTTTTCAATCTTTCTATGGGAAATATATTTATCAAAACTCATAAGTAACTCCTTAGTCTAGATAAAAATCTCTAACTTGATCATATTTTGGTCTACCAAAAGGATCATCAATAGATGTACGTGGAATCTGTACTCCAGGAAAAGCAGTTCTAGGTCCCTCTAAGGATCCCCAAAAAGCATCTTTTTGAAATTCTTGAGTAGGGTAGACCATGTCATTAAAAACCTTTAAACCACTATGGGCCCCACCGTATGCTTGTTCAAATTCATTCTCATATAGAAACCAAATCCCATACATACAGAAAAGACAACAGTCAACTATGTGCTCATTATGGGTAGTATATTTAGTAGTATTTAAGGTAGTTTTTACTACTTTATACCCTAATAGCTGATTAGCGAGAGTTTCATCGTGTCTTGGTAATCTGAATCTTCTTTCTTGTAGCTGTTTTTGAAGCATTCCAACTAAAACAGGTTTTAGAAGTTTCTTTTCCATTTCATTAGTTGATGGGTTGGGAACTTCAATCTTTTCATTAAACGCTTTCTTGATAAGTCTACCTGCTAACTCAGATCCCCTTCTCTCGCTCTCCATTTGAAGGTATTCCCACTGAACTTCACCTTGTCCTTGGTCAGCAATAACTAATTCAGGTCTATATGCTTCAAAAAGTTCTAAGATAAGATTACAAGCATTCATGTAGGTAAATCTATCTCTAGCAACCTCTTCTCGATAAATAACCTCTGTAGTTCTCATTACAGGGTCATATTGGAATACAGCAACGTTAGTTCCAGCTTGAGCTTTATCCCAATCAACTCCAATGAAGCGTACTCTAGCTTCATCAATATTTTGGGTACCATATTCCCAATCATTTTGAGAACATGCTTGAATGTCTGCTTTTCTAAAAACAGCAGTATCCGCTTCGCCTAGCTGTAGAAGCCATTCCGTAGTCCAAATATTATGAGGAGTAGAGGATCTAATTTGCTCTCGCATCTCATCTGTATATTCCAGATTTTCTGTAATAGGAATATAGACTCTTTCTTCATGATCTGCTGGTCTTAGTTTATATATCTTTTCATAATAATAATTTGTAGGATTATCTGGAGTTGTTCCTGCAATGTAGGACTTAACTTTGCCCATCCTAAACTTATCACCATGCATAATTGGGTTGATAACTTTCCAATCGTCTTCATCAAGTAATTGTGCCTCATCTACAAAAACAATGTCGGCAGTAATACCCTTTTTAGCTCCTTCAATGCTACCTGCTAATCCCATAAGATAACCTTGAATTGTTGAACCATTTGTAAAGGATCTTTTCTGAGGAGTTTTATGATTACCTTCATTAGCTTGTAAAGCCTGCAGGAATGGATTCTTTGCAATCCATTTATCAATTACTTCAAAGAACTCATTAATCTGGATGGAGGAAGGTGCGAAGACAACTATCTTTTGTCCTGGCTTCATAATAGCATGCCAAATAGCTGCTATACTAAGGGAGTAAGAATTGTGAAGAACAATATCATTACCTATAAAATTATGGTCTGGATGATCTACGCTAAGATCATAAACTAGCCTTTCACCTATTTTTCTAGCAGATACAACAGTTTCCCATTTTCTAGGACTTCTTACCTCTGTAACTACATGATCAATGCCAATAGAATGGAGAAAATGACTTTTATCCATGTCAGCATCAACAAATAGATTACCATCTTCATCTATTCTGGAATGTACACCAAATCGAGCTAAAAGATGCCTCAAATCAAGAGCAAGCTCTCTTGACCAAATCATAAATGCTAGACAATTATATTGGTGCAGTAATCTACCCTTTTCAAGAAAGAATTCTCTTAAAAAAACAGTTAGAGACTTTTTGGTATATTTATAGACAGAATCTGCTATGCGATTGGTCATAAATGAAAATTCTACATCTAAATATAGAGAATCTTCATCTGGATCTAAATCTCCAAAGATTTCAAGGGTTGTAGGTGCTAAAATCTTGTCACCTAGCGATATTTGAGATGCCTGAACCCATCCTCTTCTAGAACAGAAGACAGGATGATCTGTACTAAGGCTAACCGAAGTGCCACACTCCAGTTCTAGTTTAATACACCTCTTCATACCAGATTCTATCCAGGTACAAGGAACTAAGACTGTTTTATTAGTTTCAAAGTCAAAAGCTAAGGTAGTCTTAAATTGAGAAGCTTGAGAAATAGGTGTAGGCTTCAGTGTGTCTGGATCTATGACTAAAGTGTCTCCAGTAACACACTTTCCAGCTCTTCTATGTACACAAACCCACACATCTCTCTTCTTGGAGTCAAGAATGAAACGTTGTGGGTAAGTAGCCTTAAAAGGAGTACCTTGAGTTGGATCAATTAGAAAATGTTCAGCAAATTTTAAAGCACTGTCTCTTGCTTCAATAAAAGCCTTTCTAACTTCTGGTCGAAGATCTCGTGGATCAAAATTCATAATATTTTAAGATTTTCACTATCTAGACATGTATCTGGCTGCAAAGAAAGCGGCTTCTGAGCCTACATTTGAGTAAGCATCAGACATTCGCTGTCTAGAGTACTGTAACGTAGAAAAAGCCTGATCCATTGCTAAATTAGAGTGAGAAAAAGGAATAGCTAGAGATGTTCTTGATTCTAGGGCCCCTCGATAGCCTTGAACAACTCCGCGAGTAATACTACCCATATGGGGTAAAAGAGTTAAAGCTGTAGACCAGCCAAATTGTCTCCATGGGCTATTCATTCCCATGGTCATAAATGCAGTTCCTAAGTTTAGAGCTAGACCCTGCAATTTCTCTTCAGGTGTACCTGGTGACAGCAATGTCAAAGGTACACCAATATAGAGATTCATTTTTAATGCATGCCAAGCATTGTGGGCAGTAACTTTAGAAACGGGATTCTTCCAAGCAGCAGATAGAGACTGACCAAGTAAAAATTTACCCTTTCCCATAGAAAGAGCTCCAATTTCCTTACCCAGTATAAATCTAAAAGCTGATGATACAAATCCCATATTCTAGTTCCGCAATTATCTCATTCGCTTCATGATCCACGCTGCTGCATTATTAAAGTGACTTCTTAGCGCCCCTTTATACATCCAGGTAGAATATGCACCATAACCAGCGGCTGCTGTCATGGCACCGCTCATCATAGCTCCACCATAGTCACCATATCTCATACGGTCCATCATATTGGCACCATTACGGGCAGCAAGCAAACCAAGACCTGCAGTTAGTCCAGCTCTACCATAAGTAACGTCTCTACCCATTAAATTAAATGTATTAGATAGGGGTCTTGATATTCTAGCTATTTGATTTAAGCCTCTTCCAACTGCTCTAGCTGTTCCATAGTTTCTATATTCTAAAAAAGCCTGATTAACTCTTGGTCCACGTATAACCTCTCCATCTTTCCGTGTAAAAACACTAGAAAATGGTCCAACGGGTCTTCTTGCATTTGTTTGCATTTTAGTTCTCCTTAAAACATATTAGTTATTGTTCTAGCTGCATCTTGATAATTCATGTTGAGACCTGAGTTTCTACCCATGACGCCCATACCATATCCGCCACCAGTGCCTAAATCATTAACATGTCTCATGTTTCTTCCGTCAAAAAATAGTGTGGGCGGTGCAATCTGAGGTTGCATTGCCTCATGTACTGCTGAACCTACAGCAAATAGAGCACCCATAGCAGTTAATCTTCTAACAATACGTGGATTAGGTGCAAATTTACGTGGATCTATAATTTTAGTACCAGCTTTTAGGAAAGCCTGTTCTTCAGCCTTTGCAGCAGAAACACCTCTAGATATAAGTTTTCTCCTAAAGAGATCATCTATTTCACCTGCTTCTCCATTTAAAGTATGAGTACTTCCAGCTGTATGTATGGGTGTATTTCTAAAGAAAGGAAACCATGCATCTAGGGGTCCTTGAATACCTTTAACGCCGCCAGTAAGAACTGTCCTTGCAGCTAACTCAACTCCTCTAGCACCTGTCCATAAAGCACCACCAGCAGCTCTCACACCCTGTAAAGCAGCACCAGCCATTCCAGCTGTACCACCTGCAGCCCTAAAAGCTCCTCGTATAAGTAAAGAAGGATCTACACCACGAGAATTGAGGAAAGCACCACCAGCAACTGCACCAACAGCTCCTAAAAGACCTAATCCACCACCTAAGCCACCCCATGCAGCACCAGCAGCTAAGCCAATCAGAGCACCACCTGCAGGAACTCCAAATCTATAGCCAAACTTTGCAAGACCTGCTCCAAATCCATCTCCTACAACTTTTTTAGCAGCAGCGCCTCCAACCATACTCATGACACCAGCACCAATGCCAGCACCAATGATTCCAGCACCTACAGTACCTCCAATAGCTCCAGAATCAGGATTTGTAGCTAAACCATAGCCTAATAGACCAACACCAGCAAGTAAGCCTACTTTAGCACCCATTCGAAGACCAGGACCAAAAGCATCATCCCAGGCAGTATCAAATAAGTTTTCTATCTTAGTTTGCCACATTCCTGCTGGATTACTTCCAGGAGAACCAGCTTTAGCTAATGCTCGTAGCCCAGAAAATTGATGTTGCATCCAACCCTTCATTTATTCCTCCTTAACTTCTATTACTTCATAAAATTCTGCATCCAGGGGATTAGTATCTTCTAACATTTTAGGATTCGAGAAGAGTTCTTTAAGAATATCAGCACCCTTACCCATAGAAGCAGCCAAAGCAGCTCTAGCTTGTCTATCAGCCATTAACTGTTTCTGAAGTACAGCAATTTGTTTCTCTAATGACTCTGAAACCTTTAATAGTGGATGAACTACATTTCTGAAATAAACTTGACCTGTTCTTTGATCTATAACTCCAGGTTCCTTATCCATAATACCTTCAATTGCTAATGTCCAGTCTATTCTTCTCTTTAAAATAAGAAGTCTTATAATACTGGCTACGTTGATGATGTCAGTTGTCTGTTCTGGATCAATTTGCAGGTCCTTTACGAAATCTGCAAAGCTTTCTACAGCATAGATCTTATCTGCTCTACATTCTGTACCCACTAACTTTAATTTGTCAGCATTTACTGGGATTCCTTTCAAAACTGGACACTTAGTAGCATAGGGGCAGTCAGTTGCCTTACAAACTAAAGGTATATCACCCAAAATAGGTACTTTACGTCTCAGTTTTGGATTTTTAGTAATAATACTTTCCCATTTAGTCCCAAAAAGAAGATATTGAGCTAAAAGATCCATTTGATCTTCAAAATCGTTATCTGAGATTGGATCTGCGTAAAAAAGCTTATCTAAAACTTCAGTAATCTTGTCTTTTTCTTTACTCATTACAAACCATACTTCTGATTAAGCTCTTTTAGACTATATGAAGGAGCTTTCAGACTGATAATTTTTACAAAACTGTCTTTGTCGCAAGTTTTTGCCATTTTTAAGAATTCTCGGACAGAATTTGGTCCATAGTTGTTTCTCCACTCAAATTTGGCAACACCTGTGACTTTACATTCTCTTAAATAGGATATTTCAAATATTTTACCACCTATTGGTACCATATCCTGGGCTTTTTTGTTATTTTGGAGAAATGCTACATAGTCTGGATCATCAAAAGACAGTGCTCTAATAGTCATATCAATTTTAACTGTCTGAGACAGTGGATGATCGCTAGGATAAATCAGGTTAAAGGTCTTATACTGATTCATAATCTGATACTCAGTATTTGGAAAAGGTATATCAAGACTTTGCATAATTACCTCCATTGGCTAACTTAGCTAAGTTAGTGACTATATGTTTTATTACAATTACTGAGTCCCAATATGAATTATGACTCATAGGATTCCAACCAAAAAGTAATCCACCAATTCTAAGCTTAATATCATAAAGATTTGACATATACTCATAATGTTGGTTAATTAATTTTAAAGGTGAAGAAATAATATCATTATGAGCATACAGATTGTACCAATTAGAGTCTTTATTGATAGTTATTGGAGTACCCCCATTTGGAAATCTCATACTCCATACTGCTAAAGGACTAGCCATAGTATAAAATAGTTTCAATCTTGATACTAAATCAATAGTTTCTTGACTTGGTTTGAATGTTTTACATCCATTTTGTACGTCCCATATAAAATTAGAGGCTACTATCGTCCCCAGACTATGAGATATAATACAGAGAGGGGAATCTTTGTCTACCAGATAATATAGTTTCTTTAAACTTCGATCAATTGCTTCATGTACCGTTGTATAGAAGCCATGTTGATCATTGGAAGAGGGTTGGTAACAAAGTGCATCTCCTACATATCCTACGAAGAAGGATCTTAGCAGTTTCCATCCAAGTTTATCAATTTTATCAAATAATTGATCCTCTATTGGCTGAATTTCTTCTTGCCAACAGATAGATTCAAAAACTAACCCATTCTTACCAGTTAATTTTTGGTAAGATTGATTTATAGTTTTTATAAACTCATCCGCATAAGTTTTATTTTGTCTCCCTATGCCATGAATGATAGCCACTGCAATTTTCATGCTAATAAAATAGAGGGAGCTCTATTTTATTGATGAATCCAGCTAACAAGAAAACTTTGTTTACTCAACCATCTGCGAACATTACAGAACGTACTGTAGAGGGACAAGTTTCATATGGACAGATTGAAATTAACCCAGAAGTGTATGTCATTGAAGGTGGCAAACCAAGAAGGTTAGTTGATCTTTTGGGTCTCCAAAAAAGTGATGGCAAGTATTTGCTAACACTAAGGGGAATCACAACTCACGATGGTGAGGAAATTTGGGCTGGAAAACAGGTTATTGAGAGATTAAATTCTAGACCTGGAATTCATCTTGCTGCGAATAACATGAGTGATTTTTATAGCTTTGCTAGATCTTATCAGAAAAGTTATTCAAAAATTATTGAAGCTAAGATGAGAATTGATGCCTTAGCTACAATTAACGAAGTTACAAAGAAGCTTGAAAAGCAGTTTGGTTCTGAATATAAAATTCAAGTTAGAAGAGCCGATTTAATGAACTTGGTTGATCCATTTATGCCAGTAGATCCAAGACTAACTAAAGATCTTAAATGGAACATGGATAATCACCTAGATTTCAAAGTATACGCAAATATTGAAGATATGCCTGGTGGTTCTCAAGCATACGTAGGTAATACTAATGTTAGCTATGCCAGAATTCAAGACGTTGATGCTGATACCTTAATGATGCTTCAAGTCAGAATTGTAGACCAGGCTGGTAAAGTTAAAGGTACATGGTTATGGGACAAAAAATTCCCCCATACAACTCATCAAGTAGGAAGTTATCTAGCTAAAGGTAGAAGAGATCTTGAAGGAGATGTATATGATAAATTTAAAGTTTATCGTAGAATAGTATCTCCTTGGGGTCAGAAAGGTGTCTACTCAGATGGTCAAGGCATTCGTGAAATTATGGGTCAGGCTGCTGATTTAGCTAAGAAAATGTCTGTCAATACCTACAGAGACAGAGATCAACTTGCAGAAACAATAGCCAAAACTATTAGAGCTGACTTAACTGGTATATTTACCACCAAACAGTGGCAGCACGAAGCACTGCAGTTTGAAAACATTCTTAACTATATTCCAGAATACCTTGCCACAGAATTACAACTATCTAAATCTGACTCCAGAATAGAAGAGCTTGTCAAGTTTTTAAATAAAACTGGCAACAAAGCTGCTTTGCGATTGAAGTATAATATGGGTCTTAAGGGAGCTAGACTAAAGGGTACAGAAGGCATTCTTAAGATGCGAGACTTGGGTGATATTAGAACGAATGAACACCTAGAAGCGCTATTCCTAAAAGTAGCTTACTCTATGCAAGATAGAATTTTAGCTGCAGGTCAAATGGATAAGTATGGATATGATGAAAGTAGATTACTAACTACTGAATTCATGACAGCTGATCCATTAACTAGAATGAAGATGATTATGGGACATCAGTCTCCTACTTTTACTAAAAGTAAGGGATATCAAACTAATAGAAAACACACCCCTGTTGAAATAATTCCAGATACTGAATTAAAATTACGATCAGGTGCTAAAAGAGTTCCAATCATAGATACTCTTAAGAGTATGAAAATTAGAGATCAAGTTACTGGAACTACTGACAATATGCTTAAAGTGCAAGAAATTGACTTTGAATCTGTTCTTTCAAAAGAGTATTTGGATCAAATTGATCCAAAATTAAGAGGAAAAGCAACTAAAGGGTATATTGTAACCATGAATGGTCTGGATCCAAAGGGAAATCTAGTTAGAAAGCCTTTAGGAGGCGCTAAATTCCCAACTACACTAGGTGATACTGAGCTATCTTGGGTATTGCTACCCACTCTTGATGTTACAACTGGTGAGATGGTAGATCCATTAGAATTATTAAAGAATAAAGTTGAAGTTGCAGCTAAGTATAAATTAAGTCCATATTCTCATATCCACAGATATGGCTTAGGTGAGCTTGTTGGTGCCTATAGCTTAGAAAACCTAAGAAGACCAGGCTCAGTTAAGTATCTACGAAGATTAGCTGAAGCTAATAAAGTTCCTCTTGAAAGGGTACAGAGTTTAGTCAATAGCAGATCAGCTACCTCTGTAGAAATCTTAAAACAGTTTAAATTACAGCTTGATTTAGTAAGCCAAGGTGATATGGGCACTACTGTAGAACAAGATATCAGAAGACTTCTAGAAACTGCACTTGGAGCTATGGGTGTAGATGTTCAAACTGTTAGAGATAGATCAGGAAATGTCTATCTAAAGAATGAGCACATAGTTCGTCACCTTTCAGAAATGGTAACTTTAACTACATCTATTCAAAATCTCAATCCAGAGGAGACAGCTAAGTATATTGCTGGAAACTTTTCTAAGTTTCCAACCTTAGCTGCTGTTAAACCATCACAAAATGATGCAACTACTTTCTTTGGAATAAGAGCAGTTCAACAGGATGGAAGAATGACAGCACTATCTGCTGGAGATATTCTGTTTGATCCTAAAAGAAAGCTTAAAATTGCTAAAATGGCTCAGCATAGTATTGATGCTGGTGATTTTAGGGTAGCTGTAGTTACAATGGACTTTAAGGAGCAGATGCTTAAAGATATGGGTCTTATTAAAGAAAACGGTAAATGGATCAGGCCCAAAGATAAGCATGGCAATCTACTTCCTGGTGCATTTGGTGATAAGGCTAACTTCCAAGCAGAGTATATAGATGAAGGTTTTGCAGCATTAACAGAATCAGGCACTAGAAAGATGCAACAAGCTATTTTGAATAACCTACAGCCTGGTGTTGATTATACATTTGAAAGACCTAAGGGTCAAAGTCACTCTTACAGAATTTGGGACTCTTTAGAAGGTAAATATCGTACAGTCTATACTAAAGAACCTATTGAGTTTAATAGAGTAGCTCACACTAGAGTTGGTGATATTAGAATCTTCCCCCATGCTGGAGCAATAGGAAAAGCAGTTGCTACTAGAGGTGGAATACAGGAAGAAGTAGATATGTTTCTAAGCCTTGGTGAATTAATGTCTAAATCTGGTGCTCCAGAGATGATGAGACAGCTAGTATCACAAGCTGGAGGGGATGCAGAAAGAGCATGGGATGAGGCTGTAAAGGCTGGAATGAATAGTAAACAAGCAGACGAATTTATTCAGAACTATCAAGATATTCTGGGCTCTGCAGTTTCTTTTGTACTAAATAATAAATCTAAGGAAAAGATTGAAGCAAGTGGCATTCCAGTTTATAACGTTGGTCTTCAAATAAGAAACTTAGATGCTGATAGGCAGATCCATGCTTTTAGTGCATGGGGAACTTGGAGTGACCAAGTTCAAGCATATACTCATCAGGGAGGAAATGTAGAAGGCTTAATTCTTAAAGGTCAAGCTAATATGGACTCCATGGCTGAATTTGGCTTTGGATTCCATAGATTCCTATCAGAACAGGGCTTTATGCCTGAGGGCTTAGGAGTTTCTGATCTTTTAGATGTTATCTATGAAGGCCTTGATAAAGCACAGGGTACTTCAATATTTCATCAGGTAGGTAACTCAGCATCAGAAGACCAAATTCAAGCAGTAGCCAAAGCTATTTATATAGGAACAGCTTCAATGAAGTCTCAATATAAAAATATGGCTCAAGCTGAATCTGAGGCTATGCAAGCACTAAGCTTAGATAAGTCTAAGCAATATAATCTCATGCAAGAAGCCTTTAAGAAAGGTATAGCAGCTGCAATTGGTACAGCAGGTACAGAAAATGCAGATACAATCTTACGTGCTGTCATGGCGGGGCTTGTTAGATTCTAATACCTCGAAGAGGTGACCCCAAGCGAAGTTTTCAATAATTAGCTCATCTCCTAAAATAAAAGGACCCTAAGCTCCACCGCTAGCTTAGGGTCCCAGGAGGGGTCAATAACAACTTCAATAGTATATACGTAACCAAGTCCCAAAATATTACAAGAACCTTTAGCTATTTAGCTAAAGGTTCTTTTTTATTGCCCACCACCCCTTGATGAAATTTCAGGAGGTGTATTAAAGTTTGTGCGACCAGTAAGAAGTAAATATATAAGTTGCGGATCAGCATGTCTAATCTTTAGCCTATATAAATTGTGTACTTGTTTTTGTGGCACATCACTGGATCTATCCTGTGCTACAGCAGTTGTAGCCAACAGGGTTACTGTTAGTAATAGTAATGTCTTCATCTTATTCTCTTGAAGGAACCCAATGGACATCCCACAGATCCTTCATTACTATATACCCAGAAACTGGAACCAAGCATTACAATTTGCGCTCTTTTCCTATAGGAATATTCATAAATTTTTCCTACATTTTTTAGTCAAAAGCCCACATGCTTTTGCTATTCTCAAAAACAGACCCCCACCCTTGAATTTAGCCCTAGAATTTGTAATCCCTTGCTATGAAATGCCCATGCTGTATTACATATGTATATAAGATAGGGTGTATGTTAAATATCAGCCCCCACCCTCGTTTTGTGGGTGATAGAAAACTATCAACCAAGGAGAAAAGCAAATGCTTAGCTACGAACTGAACAATGACCTGAAGCACAGGTCCACTGAGCAGCTCCTGGAGGAGCTAAACAACCTGAGAAAGCAGGTTATCCTGCACATCTTCTGCATCCCGGCAGAAAGGGACGAGCTGATTCGGCTCATCTCCTGTTTGCGACGGGCAGTGCAACTGACCACTTCGCGGCAATGGTATTGGAGAAGGCCGTTGGCTGAAGGCTGGGGCAATGAGCCTCGCCTCATGTCAGAAAAGTCCCACATGTGGGACGAAACCACCAAGTGCACCAAAACCATCGTCACGGTAGTTGCCT